TCGTCGTTTCGGCGCGCACTTAGGAACGCAATGGGAGGGGCCTACATTGCGCCGATTATTTGGACCATCGGCGGGGGGGAAGATGCGGGTCGAGTCCAATGGCCCCGGATTCGGTTGCCAAGGTCTACGGAACCCGGTGATAATTGAAAAACGGGCTCAGTCTCGGCCTATGGTATACTCAACATCTGTGCTTTGCCTTGGGCTGGGCACATCGGGCTGTAGCGCAGTTTGGTAGCGCGCCTGCTTTGGGAGCAGGATGTCGCAGGTTCAAATCCTGTCAGCCCGACCGGAGCCCTTGGAAACATTAGGTTTTCAAGGGCTTATTTTTCCGTCGAAAACAATCTGCATACAAATGCACACAAACGCCGCGGGATCTCCATGCCAGATTCACACGAGTTCGCGCTCGCGGAGGGCTCCGATCGCGTAGGCCACGTCGTCCAATCGTTCCGGCCAGAGCGCCGTGTAGGTGTTCAATGTGATGCTGGGAGAGGAGTGGCCGAGCTGCATCTGCAGGGTCTTCGCGTCCGCGCCCTGGGCGATCGCGAAGCTCGCGTATGTGTGGCGCAGACTGTGTATGGTCACGCCCGCGTCCTCCATGCCGGCCGCTTTGACGGCCTTGTTCCATATCCTTGTCCGCCACGTGTTCGTCCAGACGTTCCCGCCACGGGTGGCACGGAACAGCCAGTCGTCATCACCCATGCCATCCATCTGCGCCTTGATCTGCGGCATGAGGAACCGTGGTATCGCGATGTTGCGGGCCTTGCCGTTCTTCGGTGTGCCGAGCATGCTGCCGCCGTGCCCGTCGTCAGTCCATGTGCGGCCTATCCTGGCGCGCCGCCTGTCCGCGTCCACGTCACCGACCTTGAGGGCAAGCGATTCGCCTATGCGGCATCCCGTATAGGCCTGCCATCTGACCAGCAGACCGTCCACCGGCTTCCCGATCTTCTCCGCCTCGTCCGCGAGCAACTCGACCTCGCGGACCGAGAGGAACACCATGTCGTCGTCGGAGACGATCTTCGGCACGGTGACCCTGTCCACAGGATTCTCACCGATCCACCCGTTCGAGACGGCGTAGTCAAAGATGCCCTTGAGGACGACTTTCATGATATTGCGGATGCTTCTCGCGCTCAGCGGCTTCGAATCACGTCCGTCCGGCAACGCGGCCGGATAACCACCGTCCATGAGCTGGCCGACCCACTCCTGCAGCATGTCAGGGCGCAGCTCCCGCAACGTCATGCCACCCCATTTGGGCAGGATGTACAGGCGCAGCTCCCTCGCATACCGGCCTGCGGTGCCGGGTTTCAGATCAACCTTCGACGCGAGCCATTCGCCGGCCACGTCATCCAGGACACGAAGCTCCTGACGAGGATCGCGGTAGCGTCCCCGCCGGATGTCGTCCTCCATGGCCGCGGCATACTCCTGCGCTTCGGCGAGCCTGGCGAACTGCTTCACCCTCTGCACACGTCTACCGTCCTTGACGATGGTCCAATGACAACGCCAGCGCATCCCGACTCCATAACGGCTTTTACGCCACTTCTCAGGCACATTGGCCTTCATCGGATCGCGTGAGTTCGCCAAAGAGCGTTTGGCCGCGCGACTCGGCGGATTGCCATCATCGTCATTCTTGAGCCACAGATCATCAATGGTCACTTTCATGACGCTTCTTCCCACATGTTCTTCACCCCGGCGCTCGCGGTATTCGCCGACGCGGGCGGCTTTTAAGGTAGAGTCCCGACATTCATTGAGCTGTACATCGGGACTCGAACTATTTTCAAATGATGCTGTTATAGAAGGCGGCGCACCTCTTCGCGAATCTGCTCAGAGTAGGCATAGATACCATTAAGCGTATCGATAGGCATGCGTTCGCAGTTCTTGTTTTCGTCGAAAACACCGAGATATTTCTGCTTAGTGTTGAAATAAAGACGAACAATTGGCTTACGGTTGTTATCGTCGAGGAATATTGCGCAGTATTTCTTTGCATCTCTCATCGTTACACGTTCCGGATCCACATCACTGCATGCGATGGCTTTGATGATTCGGTAACCGGCGATTTCCTCCTCGGTGGTGACGATTCCATCGTCGTCGTTGCCATTGGACTCGTCTTCGTCGTTTGTTTCCTCGTTTGCGTCTGGCTCGATTGTGTCGATCTTGATATCATCCGCGCCGAGTGCCGTCTTGAGTCGATCGTTGACCTGATCTGACAGATACTGCTTCAGCGCCTTCGCCACCAATGGCCTGAACTTCTCCATGACCGACGCATAGAACGCGCCTTCGTACACGTGCGAGGCGAGCAGCTTTACGAACTCGTCCGACGGCTCTTTGAACTCGTCGCCGACGGCCCTCTTGAGTGCACCCACGTATTTGAGCTCTTCGGCACTGCTGGCGATGGAATCAAGGTCGAACGCCGGCTTGGTCAGCTTCTGCAACGCCGGGATGATCGTCGGGTCGATATCCAATAGATCCAGCACCAGGAACGGCTTCGAGTCCATGCGGTTCGGCTCATCGATGTCCATGTAGAAATTCCATACCTGGCCGTTGGTCAGAACGCCGATGCGCGCGTTCGTCACCGCGAAATACCGGTACAGCTGGCTTGCGTTCTCCAAGCTGAGCGGTACGCCGATCTTCTTGCATTCGATAAGAATCTGCACTTGACCGTCATGCACGAGCGCGTAATCGACCTTTTCGCCTTTTTTGACCCCAACGTCGGCGGTGAATTCCGGCACGACTTCGGTCGGGTTGAACACGTCATAACCGAGTACTTGACCGATGAACGGCATGATGAACGCGTTCTTCGTGGCTTCCTCTGTTTCGATGCCCTCTTTGAGGTCGCGTACCTTTGCTGCGACCTGGTTAAGGCTCTCTTCAAATTCCATTGCTCTCCCTTCCTATCTGGTTTTAATGGAATCTTCGATTTTGATGCGGTCGGCCCACTTATCGATGTCGATATCTTCGTGAGATGTCTCAAAATCGCTTACAACTTCTGGGTCTTTGCTGAGTTCATCCGCATCGGCGATGATCTGCGCCAGAGGTGTTCGCAACGCCGTCGAAATGCGTTGCAATTGCTCATAATCGGCAACGGTGTTCAGTTCGAGGATCCTCCGTAACGTCCCGTAGGGGACGCCTGATTTCTCAGCGAGCGACTTTACTTTCAGTTCTCTTGTCGCCATTGCCCGTTTGATCGCTATCGACAGCGCCTTTGATTCGATAGTCGGGATTTTCTTTCCTGTTGCCATGTGTTTAGATTACGTCATTTTCCCCGTTTTTTGTCTCATATGAGACACGCCGAGTTTTGCATAAGGCAAATATTTCTTTATTATGTCTCATATGACACAAATAAGTCTTAAATAAAACTTTGGAGGTTCAGTTTGAAGCAAATTGAAAATGTGACATCTCGACAAATTGGTGATGTCCTCAAGAGCACCATAAAACACGCTGGGCTCACGCAGGATGAGGTCGGAATAAAGGCAGGCATTCCACGCAACAGTCTTAACCGCAAACTCAATGGCGGGACGTTCAACTTCGATGAGCTTGTCCGTATCGGTCAAGTCACTGGACGCAAGCTCTCCGACATCATCAAAGACGCTGAAGCACTCGCCGACGCATGAATCGAAGGGAGAATCAAATGGTTGTTGATTTGTCCAAGTATGACGGTGACTCATTCGAAGCCGCACTTGATGTCTTCTATGGTGTCATGGACGACCTGAAGACGCAGGCGGCTGACGGACGGCTGACCCTCACTGCTCTTGAGACGTATCGTTCGCAGATTGTTCGTGAGACGTATTCGAAGCTTGCTGGGATGAAGCAATCTGGGAGTGGACTCCAAGATAGTCCAAAACAGTCGCGCCGTCTGCAACGGCTCCAAGGGCGAGGGCTCCGGCGGCGAGACACGGGCAGACCTTCGTCTTCAGGAAACCGACCAGCTTCCCTTGTGATTCGGCGTCTTTGGAAACGGTGGCTGCGACATTGAGCGAGGTCTGCAATCTAGCGAACGCGATATCGAGCTTGAAATCGCCGGTCAGGTCGTACTCGTCCAACGCTATTCGAACTTCGCGTGCAAGGCGGGCGATGTATTCCTTGAGCCCTTGCGGGAGTGTGATGTCGTTCAGCAACGATGGCAGCTCGTCGATCATCGAACGGATATCGTCGCGGCGTTGACGTGGATACTGTTCGGGTCCCTGGTCCAGCAGTCGTTCCGCCGTGCGCAGCGCCATCCGGTCCTGAATGCTCAGGGAAACGTTCGACCTGTGCATTTCGCGGCTTTTCCCGCCACGCTCGTACGCGGCCCAGATATCAAGCCAGATTGATTCAAGGCAGGTCGAGGCCAGTTGCGCGTCCTCGTTGCCGGCTTCAGCCATGACGCGAATCGTCTGTTCCACGACAGACATGGCGCCAGACACGTCTGCGATGGAGAACGTCACGTTCTGCTCTTCGTTGGCTGTGAGCAGGAAATTCTTCACAAACTTTGCGGCGTTCATCGCCCCTCACTTCGAAAGGAAACAAAATGACCAGTGAGATTCAATCCTACAACTTCAACGGCGCCTCGTTGCGTACCCTGACCGATGAGGCGGGGGAACCTTGGTTCGTCGCCAAGGGCCAGACGTACTTCATCCGCCGGTACTGCCTCCAGCCGTCGTTGGAAGCGGGTGCGTGATGGATGACAAAGAGGTGTTCGCCGCATTGGCGGCGGCGTTGAAGCCGATGAACACAACGAAGGACATCGCGGACAACTGCGGCATCAAGGAAGGCACCCTGGCGTACTGGCGTAGCGCGGGCATCGGCCCGAAGTTCGTGAAGGTGGGACGAATCGTCATGTACCCGAAGGAGCAGATGATCGCCTATTTCGCGCAACACCTGTACCAGTGCACGGCCGAATACGAGGAAGAGGTGGGTGCGTGATGACCGACAACAACTGGCGTACCGATACCCCGTGGCCTGACCCATGGGAAGAAAAGGAGAACAAATGAACGACATCCGCAAAGCCTGCGTCGAAGCGATATTCAGGGGATTCGAGAACGAGGGCGACGCCATCCGTCCGGCCTATGCCGACGGGTGGAGCGACATCGAAGCAAGGCGTTCGCTCGGTCACATCGTCGGATACGTCGACCTCGACGTGGCCGACCTCGTGGACATCGTCATCGACACCATCAACAAGGAGCTGTGATGGAATCAATGCCTCTGGCTGTTGGTCAGGCACTGCTCGACTTCGTCGTTGCGTCTGGCGCCGAGCTCCGTAGTGTAAGCGACGTGGACCGTCACACGACAGGATCCACATCCGATGAACGCGAAGCCGGGTTGGGAGTTCAGACGGTCGATACCGGCCTGGTCTTCGAATATCTGCTTGGAGAAGAACTCGCTTTCGAGCGCGACCTCTCCGAACGGCGCAACCTCGTCGACGTGCCGTTGCGCAACGGTCTGGTCTTTGCAACGGACGAACACGGACACGTCTCGTGCCATGTCGGGGCAATCGTTGACAAGGAAGACGGTCGAGGTTTCTCCATCGTATTCGACCCGCCACTTGTGGACCGTCTGGTCGGCGGTGACGGACAACGCCCGCTGGCTGATCGAGTTCGCGTCTGCAGCTATCTCGTTCGCTTTTCCTGCAAGGCGGTTGGCCTGCTCGGCGGCACGCTTCGATTCGACAGCGATCCGGTTGGCTTCCTCAGCCGAGCCGTTCGCCTGCTCCGAGAGCTTGTTGCCATGGCGCGCCTGGAACAAGGCGACACATCCGGCGACACCGCCAACCAATCCCGTGATGGCGCCAACGACGCTGGTGACCACATTGATGTCCATTCCATCGATTCTACGGACGGAGGCGAACGATGAAGGTTCTTGCCCGCATCATTCTGCGCCAGCTGCTGTTCGCGGTGTGGCTACTGGCCATGTGGGTGCTGTATTGCACGCCGGCGTGCATGCACCCGGTCGAACATCTCATCGCCGCGCCGTTCGCGGTGTTCATCCCGACGGCCGTCATCATGCGTCGCCTGTGCTCGGATCCCCGCTTCATGCGATGGCTGGACGAGCAACGGCAGTGAAGGACTTGGACGGTTCCGCACACATTGCGGCATGGACGTGGTTCGTCATGCGCGGCCATGCCGGAACCGCCCGCGCGTCAAGGAAAAGACGTTAAAACCAGCCGGGCGGGTCATCTTCTCTCTTCTCCTCCCGTCCGGCCTTCGCCGGGACCCGCGACAGGATGCGGGCGCCATGGATCGGCGTGTTGAGGTCACGTCGGCGGATGGATGCGCGGTTCGAATCCGCGTCCCGGCACGACATCAATCCAAAGGAGGCAAACGTTGCCAAGCAAAACACCAAGCAGCCCGGAGGGCGAGAAGTGGTTCGAATGGCCGCTCACGCCCGCCAGCGTCGGCATGACGTCCGCCGAGCTGATCGGCGAACTGTACGAAACCATATCCACGCTCAACCGCGACCGTGGCTGGAACCTCACCATGGTCGCGCCGGCGCGCTTCGGCGAGATCGTCATCGACCGCGAGGCCGGATGCCTGCGTGCGAAATGCGCGTGGAAGGCCAAGGATCCAAGCCAGCTCGGCCCGGAACCGGCTGGGTATGTGAAGGGAGCCTGACATGGCCATAGGGGAGACCGTCATCACCATCGTCGGCAACCTCACCGCGGATCCGGAACTGAGAACCACCGGCCAGGGCGCGCAGGTCGCCAGCTTCACCATCGCAAACACCGCGCGCGTATACAACAAGCAGACCGGCCAGTACGAGGATGGGGCGGCGCTGTTCATGCGCTGCTCGGCATGGCGTGACATGGCCTCGCATTGCGCGCAGAGCCTTGCGAAGGGCATGCGCGTAATTGCGCAGGGACGCCTCCAACAGCATTCCTACCAGGCACAGGACGGCACCAACAGAACCGTCATGGAACTGCAGGTCGACGAGATCGGCCCGAGCCTGCGCTACGCCACCGCGCAGGTCAGCCGCATCGACCGACGGCCGCAAGGTCCCGTCTACGGCAATCCCGCCGCGCAAACGCCGACCGTCAACACCGGAGCGGGCGGCTGGAGCCAACAGCCGGCCCAGTCCACGCAACCGGCCGCACCTGCC